TGAGATGAAGAACGTGAAGTGTAACGACGAGGCCGCACTGGCCGGGCTGCCGTTTTTGGCGCGCGCCACGGAACATGCCGCTGAGTTGAAAGCGATGGCCGAGGAGCAGCCGCAAGGTCGCACGATGCTGGTCTGTGCAGGCGAAGAATCGGAGGACGGCCAACTGCGGTTTGCCTTCAGCTACACGGGCCCCCGAGGGATACTGACGGAAATGCTGGATGGGCTATTGGACGACGACGACCTCCGCGAGGTGCTTGAACAGGCGATGGCACGTAGAGAGGAAGAGGATAACTCAGAAACAACGCCGGAGTGATGGAAGCGAAGAAGGAAAACGTAGAAGCAGGCTCCGAGGCTCCGAAGAGCGACTTTATCCAGCGTGCTGACGAAATGTCAGACGTGCTGATTGACATGGTCGAACAAAAGGAAACCTCTCGTGCGGTCTTATTGGTTGCGATAGAAGACGATGACAAAGACTACTCCGATAATACCGGTGTCTTATGTGGAAACGAAAAGCAGCTGGTGAGGATGTTCAAGGCCATGTGGCGCAGTGGACAGACCGGCCCATTTATGAAAATGGTCGCATTCCTTGAGCAGGCAAAAGTTGCATTGAACGATGGATGCAAGTGAATTGGTGCCGGGCGAGAAGTATATCTACCTCGGCAATGACGGGCGAACGGGCCCGCTCCGCTTTGAAGGCACGCGAAATGACGGGAAGATCTTCGTCTTCCGCATGTGTGCTCCGCGGGTGGGGCACATGATGATGGGACGACCGCATGTGGAACGAGCCATTCGGAGGGTTGATCAATGGACACGGACAAATTGATTATCGGCGCGCGGTATATCTACCGGATGCTGGACGGGAAGGAAATGGAAGTGTCGCATACGGGAAACGACGGAGACGGGCGCTATGTGTTTCACACCCGAAGGCGGATGTATCGGTTCGTGTTTGGGCCGGATACGGTGAAGGACAGGGTGTCGGAATGCGAATGACGGACATACAACAATCGGCGAGAATTATATACAAAAATCGATCGAAATTATATATGAACACAAGACTGCTAAGACCCGGGGCGTGCTACTGGTACACGGGCCGAGGGCGCCGAGAGATGGTGCGCTACCGCTATAAGGAGTTGGACAGGTATCTCTTCGACTCGGACGAAGGGCAGTCGGTCAGACTGACGGCAGACCGGGTGGAACGATACCTCCAAGGAGCGTAGAGACACCTGCTAAAAACAAAGAACGACTTAGACGATGGAAATACTGAACATGTTTTTGGGTGCGCTGCGCATGACCAGCGCGGGGATGTGGCTACGGTTCGGGTGCCTCGGGGTGCTGATTTCGTGCAGTCCTACGGCGGACTGCCATCCGGTGGTCGAATCGGCCCTGTATGCGGCTTTGATCGCTGTGGCATGGCTGATTTATCGATGCGACCGGGAGCGATTCAAACGAATCGCGGACTACTTAGAGAAATACTGATTGCTTTTTTGTTCGAGGCGTACACGGGTCGGCCTATATCGGTTTGCCCCCTACAAAACGCCGATAAAATGGGTTTCAAATGGCGTTTAAACGCCGCTTCCGCAGTTTTCTTTCATCTCTTCTTTCTGCTGCGGGGGCACCGGTTCAGGGCTTTGACGGCTGGCTCTCACACGGCCGCGGGGGTTCGACTCCCCCGAACCGGACAATGATTTTCAAGTTGATAAACGAATAACGAAACACGAAACGGCCGTCCGGCCGGACTATCCCCCACACACACTTAAAATGAAGTCAAGAACACCGATACAACACTGGCTCTCCGACGCATGGAGCGTGATTCGGTCGGCTTTTTCCTGCCGGCCGACGCCGGAGGAATTGGAGGCGCTGCCCCTTATGCAGCTGTTCCTATCTCGAGAGGCGCTTGAGGCTATACCCCTTCCAGAGGCATTCAGTGAAGACTACCTGCGGATAGATCCCTTCGGCCGGTTGACGTTCGAGCCGATAAGCCAAGCTGTAAAGAAGTAAAGTATCATGTATCAAATGATGGACGGCCACTTGTGCCTGAGCGTGGAGAGCTGGTTGGAAGCGGGGCTGACCCGTGACCAGTTCAAAAAGGACTCTCGGAGTGGCGATCTCACGATCTACCGCCGGAGCCTGCACGACCGCACGCTGATCGACGCGTGGTCGATCCGTCGGCCGGAGCGCATCGCCGCCATCGAGCGGGCGTTCGGGCGGCGGGAGGATCAGGGCAAGGCGCCGCGCGCTACGGGGCCGGCCATAGACGCCGAGGCCGCCGCCTTCTTCCGCGACTACACCTACGGAGAGGCCCAGACGCATCTGCCCGAAGACACCATCACGCGATACACGAACAACGCCACCATCGTGCGCCACCTGCTCGGCCGACTTGAGGTGATCCGCGCGCACCGCAACATCCCGATGGGTGAGTTTTGGCGAGACTCCGTGGCCTACGCCGCCGAGCAGCAGACGAAGGGTCTGCCGAACTCACTGCCGATGAGCGAACGCGGCTTCCGCCGGCTCGTCATGCGCTTCAAGGAGGAGGGCTACGCCGCCTTCGTATCGAAGAACTACGGCAACGACACCGCCCTGCGCCTCGAGGAGGAGGCCAGAGAATGGCTCATCGCCCGCTACGCCACACCTGTCGACCGCCTGACGGTGAAGCAGCTCTTCGAGGCGTACAACCGCGTGGCCCGGGAGCGCGGGTGGAAGCCCGTCCGCTCGGAGAACACCATCCGGCGCCTTTTGGATCGCCCCGAGGTGCGCCCCCTGTGGTACGGCCTGCGCCACGGCGAGCTGAAGGCCAAGGAGCTCTTCACCCGCCACCACAAGACGGCCCTGCCGGAGGTGCGAGACGCCATCTGGTACGGCGACGGTACGCGTCTGAACTATTACTACCGCGACTCGGAGGGACGAGTGGCCACCTGCTGCGTGTATGAGGTGATGGACGCCTACAGCGAGGTCTTGCTGGGCTACCACATCAGCCCGCGGGAGGACGTAGAGGCGCAATTCTTCGCCTACAAGATGGCCCTCCAGACGGCAGGCCGCAAGCCGTACGAGATCCGCTTCGACAACCAAGGCGGACACGGCAAACTGAAGCACAGCGACTTCTTCCGCTGCATGGCCCGCATGGCTATCCCCACGCAGCCCTACAACGGCAAGTCGAAAACGATCGAGAGCGTCTTCGGCCGCTTCCAACAGGACTACCTGCACCGCGACTGGTTCTTCACCGGTCAGAACGTGACGGCCCGGAAGGACGAGAGCCACGCCAACCGTGAGTTCATCCTTGCCAACCGGCGCGACCTGCCCTCGCTCGAGGAGATCCGGCAGCTCTACGCCCGGCGTCGCCAAGAATGGAACGAGGCGCCGCATCCGGCCACGGGCCGCCGGCGGATCGACATGTACCGCGAGTCTGTCAACCCCGAATCGACGGCTGTCACGGCGCTCGACATGCTCCTGATCTTCGGCCAGCGGGACGAGGAGCACTCCTCGAAATACACCGCTTCGGGGCTGAAGAAGACGATCGGCGGACAGCGCTACACGTGGGAGGTACTGACCCCGGAAGGCCTGCCCGACGGGGAGTTCCTCCGAGGCAACGTCGGCCGCGACTTCTTCGTCGGCTACGACCCGGAGGATATGACCACCGTGGCGCTCTACACACGAGACTCGCAGGGGCAGCTGCGGTTCGTCACCTTCGCCCGGAAGTACATCGAGGTCAGCCGCGCCCGTCAGGAACAGACGGCCGAGGAACGCAGCTTCATCAGCCAGATGAACTTGGCCAACAAGGTGGCGCGGGCAAACATGCAGGAGGCCACCGAAGAGCTCCTCGAGCGGCAGGGTATGCACCCCGGCATGTATGGCCTTCGGATGCCCCAGCTGCGCGGCGTGGAGCGTGCCGCGAAGGAGGCGGCTTACAGGCAGCGACAAGAGCAGCCAGAAAAGAAGAAGCCGGCGAAGGCAAAGCAGAAAGAACAACCCGAGGACATAGGTGCCGTACTAAAGAAGGAAACCATGCTGGTACCGGCCTTGGAGGACGATTACAACTACTTGAACGAACTATAAGATGATCACGAACGAAGAGAAAGAGATGATCCGGGTGAGACTCGGGGAGTATTGCGAGATGAAGGGCAGCCAAAAGCGGGCGGCCACCTCGTTAGTGGGGGTCAGCCCCGCCACGGTGACGCAGATCGTGACCGGCAAGTGGGAGCTGATCAATGAGAAGATGTGGCGCAGCATAGCGGCACAGATCGGAGTGAAACAAACCAGATGGAACATAGTGGAAACAAGGAACTACAGGGCGCTGTCGGACATCTTCGCTGACGCGCAGGAGAATGCCCTCGTGCTGGCCGTATGCGGCGAGGCAGGGACAGGCAAATCGCTGACGGCTGCGCATTACGGAGCGGAAAACCCGAACGTCTACGTGCTGGCCTGCTCGGAATACTGGAACCGCAAGACCTTCCTCCGGGAGCTGCTCCGGGTGATGGGTAAGAACCCCGCGGGAGATACGGTGGGCGACATGGTGGACGACGTGGTCATGGCGCTCAAGCGGCGCGAGAACCCGCTGATCATCCTCGACGAGGCCGACAAGCTGAGCGATCAGGTGATGTTCTTCTTCATCACCTTCTACAACAAGTTAGAGGACTATTGCGGCATCGTACTGATGGCCACGGACTACTTGGAGAAGAAGGTGCGCCGCGGTCTGCGCCTGAACAAGAAGGGCTACAAGGAGATCTACTCCCGCATCGGCCGGCGCTTCGTGGCCATGCCGGGGCTGAGCGCGACGGACATCTCGGACGTCTGCCGGGCCAATGGCGTAGAAGGGTTGCGCGAGATTGAGACCGTGAAGAAGGACTGCGAAGGCGACCTGAGGCGCGTCAAGCGCAAGTGCCA